CCTTGGCCTCGAGGCGCGCAAGGAATGGAAGCGCATCACCCCGCTGCTGGAAGACCTCGGCCTGATCAGCGGCCTGGACCGTGCCGCCCTGGCGCTGTACTGCCAGGCGGTGGGCCGGCTCACCGAGCTGGAGACCGCCTTCAACTCGAAGGTCGCGCTGAAGGTCGAGCAAGGCCTGGCCTACGCCGATGCCGTGTACGAGGTCAGCTACGCGGTCACGCCATCGGGCTATGCCCAGCAGAGCGTGATCACCCAGCTGATCAAGTCCAACCGTGAACAAGTCAACCGCTACCTGATGCACTTTGGCCTGAGCCCTGCGGCTCGGGCCCGGGTGCAGCCGTCCAACTACGTGCAGCCCGGCCTGCCAGGCATCGACCCGGCACCGAACGCAGACAAGGCCACCGGCTTCGCGCGCTTCGCCCTGGTCAGCTGATGGGCCGGCACGTCGACGCCGCCCTGGACTACGCCAGGCGGGTGCAGTCGGGCGAGATCCCGGCGTGCAAGTGGGCGCGGCTGTCCGTCGACCGCCAGCTGGACGACCTGGCGCGCGAGCCGGGCGACAGCTGGCCCTGGGTGTTCGATGCCGACCGGGCCGAGCGGCCCTGTGACTTCCTGGAACTGCTGCCGCACATCAAAGGCAAGTGGGCCCGAGAGAGACGACTGATCGAGCTGGACCCGTGGCAGTGCTTCATCCTGACCACCGTGTTCGGCTGGGTGCACCGCGACACCGGCCTGCGCCGGTTCCGCGAGGTGTACCTGGAGATCCCGCGCAAGAACGCGAAAAGCACCCTGAGCAGTGGTGTGGCGCTGTACATGCTGACCGCCGACGGCGAGCAGGGCGCAGAAATTTACAGTGCGGCCACCACGCGCGACCAGGCCCGCATCGTGTTCGACGATGCCAAGGCCATGGCCGAGCGCACGCCCGACATGCGCACCTACCTGGGCGTGGCCATCCTGCAGCACTGCATCACGGTGGCGGCCACGGCCAGCAAGTTCGCCCCGCTGGCGGCCGAGGGCAGCACGCTGGACGGCCTGAACGTGCACTTCGCGGTGCTCGACGAGCTGCACGCGCACAAAACGAGGGCCGTGTACGACGTGATCGACACCGCCCGGGGCGCGCGGGAGCAAAGCCTGTTGTGGAACATCACCACCGCCGGCACCGATCGCGGCGGCATCTGCTACGAGCGGCGCACCCACCTCACCAAGGTGCTGGAGCGGGTGATTGACGACCACAGCACCTTCGGGATCATCTACAGCATCGACGAGACCGACGACCCCTTCGTTGAGGCGAGCTGGGCCAAGGCGAACCCGAACTGGGGGGTGTCGGTGCTGCGCGACGACATGGAAGCCGCCAGCCGCAAGGCTGCCGCCATGCCGTCGGCGATGAACAACTTTCTGACCAAGAGGCTGAACGTCTGGGTCAACGGTGAAAGCCCGTGGATGGACATGCGGGCCTGGGAGCGCTGCGCCGACAAGACCCTGCAGCTCAGCGACTTCGCGGGCGAGCCCTGCTGGATGGGCCTGGACCTGGCGCAGAAAAAAGACTTCGCGGCGCTGTGCGTGGTTTTCAAGCGTGAAGACACCTGGTATGTGTTCACACGTCTGTACCTGAACGAGCTGGCCGTGGCGGAAAGCGGCAACGCGCACCTGTCGGGCTGGGCCCGATCGGGCTACGTGCAAGTCACCGACGGCGACATCACCGACTTCGACGTGGTGGCCGAAGACCTGCGCAGCTACTGCCGCCAGTTCGACGTGCAAGAAATCGCCTTCGACCCGGCGCTGAGCATGTACTTCGCTGGCAAGCTGATCGAAGAAGGGCTGCCTCTGGTCGAGATTACGCAGCGCGCCATGTTCTTCACCCCGGCATTGATCCAGGTCGAGAACATGGTGCTGGAGAAAAAGCTGAAATTCGACGGCAACCCCGTCATGACCTGGATGGTCAGCAACCTGGTGGTGAAGGTCAGCAAGTTCAACGAGCTGCGATCGCCCACCAAAGAGCGGCCCGAAAACAAGATCGACGGCCCGATGGCCATGCTGATGGCGCTGGGGCGAGCCCTGGTCGTGCAGCCGAACGCCACCTCCTTCTGGGAGCAGCCCGAAGCAACCCAACCCCCGGCCACCCCGCCGGACGACACACAATGAACTTCTGGAACAGGATCACCGGCCGCAAGTCCGCGCCCGCCAGCGGCGACGGGCTGACCGATCTGCTGTCCAAGCTGCTCAACGGCGGCGTGCGCAGCAAGTCGGGCGCGGTGGTCAGCCGCGAGACCGCGCTGAAGGTGTCGGCCGTGTTCGGGTGCGTGCGCGTGATCAGCGAAGGCGTGGCCCAGGTGCCGTTCCGGCTCATGCGCGAGGCGCGGTCAACCATCAGCCGCCACCCGACGCGCGAGGCGGCCACCGATCACCCGCTGTATGACTTGCTGCACCGCGCGCCCAACGGATTCCAGACCTCGTTCCAGTTCCGCGAGACCATGGTGCTGCATGCGCTGCTGGCCCGGGGCGCCTACGCCTTCAAGAACGTGGTGCAGATCGGCAGCCGCCCGCCAGAGATCACCGAGCTGATCCTGCTGGACCCCAGCCGCGTGACCAAGGTGCAGCATGATGACTGGTCCGTCACCTACAAGGTGCGCGGCAAGACCGGCGAGACCCGCGATTTCCCGCAGGAAGCCATCTGGCACCTGCCCGGCCCCAGCTGGGATGGCGTGCTGGGTATGGATGTGCTCAACCTGGCGCGCGAGGCCATCGGCCTGAGCATCAGCACCGAAGAAAGCCATGCCGGCCTGCATGCCAAAGGCGTGCGGCCATCCGGCATCTACAGCGTGGACGGCACGCTCAGCCCGGACCAGTACAAGCAGCTCAAGAAGTGGATCGAAATGGAGAACGCCGGCGCCGAGAACGCCGGCAGCGTGATGCTGCTCGACCGCAACGCCAAGTTCATCACCCAGGCCATGACCGGCGTCGACGCGCAGCACCTGGAGACCCGGCGCAACCAGATCGAAGAGGTCTGCCGCTTTTTCCGCGTGCTGCCCATCATGATCGGCTACAGCGACAAGGCCGCCACCTACGCCACGGCCGAGCAGATGTTCCTGGCGCATGTGGTGCACACCCTGATGCCCTGGTACGAGCGCATCCAGCAAAGCGCCGAGGTCAACCTGCTGACGCGCGCCGAGCGCCAGGGCGGCCTGTACATCAAGCTGCAGGAAGCGGCCCTGCTGCGCGGGGCCATGAAAGACACCGCCGAATACCTCTACCGGCTCACCACCGCCGGGATCATGGAGCGCAACGAGGCCCGCGGCAAGCTCGACCTGAACCCGATCGACGGCCTGGACGATCCCCTGACCCCGATCAACATGACCACCGACCCGACGGGCGCGCCGGCCAACGACCCGGCCGACGACCCCAACGATTCCAACGACGACACCCCCGGCAACACCAGAACAGGAGCCTGACCATGGCCATTGAACGCGCAGCCTTCGGGCTCAAGGAAATCAAGTTCGCCGCCACCGAAGGCGCCACCGCTGCCGAGATGATGTTCAGCGGCTACGGCGCGGTGTTCGGCAATGTGGACAGCTATGGCGACGTGATCCAGCCCGGCGCCTTTGCCGACACGCTGGCCGCCTCGCACAAAAGCGGCCAATTCCCCGCCATGCTCATGCAGCACGGCGGCTGGGGCATCGGCGCCGACGACATGACGCCCGTTGGCATCTGGACCAGCCTGGCCGAAGACGGCATCGGCCTGAAGGTCGAAGGCAAGCTGGCCGACACCCCGCGCGGGCGCGAAGCCTACGCGCTGCTGAAGATGACGCCGCGCCCGGCCATCGATGGCCTGAGCATCGGCTACATCGCCAAGGAATTCAGCAACCGCACCAAGCCCGAGGAACCCCGGCGCACCTTGAAAAAGGTCGAGCTGATGGAAGTCAGCCTGGTCACATTCCCGGCGAACGGCAAAGCCCGCATCGCCAGCGTGAAGTCCGGCGCAGCCGACTTCAGCGACCGAGATTTTGAGCAGCTCATGCAGGACGCTGGGCTGACCAGAAAGGAGGCCCGGATCGTCATGAACCAGGGCTTCCGGCACCTCAAGGCCATGCAGGACGCTGGCAGTGAAGAGCTTGACGAACTGGCGGCGGCCATCAAGCGCAACACCTCTCTCATCCAAACCACCTGAAAAGGAACCTTGAATCATGAAAACCACCCGCAACCACCTGACGTTTGGCCTGCTGGCCATCGTCACCGTCCTGGCCGTGTTCGCACTGGCCGGCCACCCCATCATCCCGCCTGACGCCCTGGCCGGCCTGGGCATGATCCCGCTCATGAGCGGCGAGATCGACATGAAAGAGATCAAGACCCTGCTCGACAAGCAAGGCGAAGCCTGGGGCGAATTCACCCGCAAGAACGACGAACTGCTCAAGGCCAAGGCCGAAGGCAAGGCGGTCGCTGACCTGCAGGCCACGGTCGACAAGATCAACGGCGAGTTCAAGAGGCTCAACGACGACCTGGTCGAGATCGCCAAGAAAGCCAACCGCCCCGGCTCCAATGGCGACGACAAGATCACCGCAGAGCAGGCCGAGTACAAGGCCGCGTTCGGCAAGTTCCTGCGCAAGGGCGATGAAAACGGCCTGGCCGATCTGCAGCGCAAGGCCATGAACAGCGGCTCCGGCCCTGACGGTGGCTACCTGGTGCTGCCCGAGATGGATGCCGAGATCATCCGTGTCGTCGGCGTCACCAGCGCCATCGGCCGGCTGGCGCGCAACGTCACCATCGGCACCGACACCTTCAAGAAGGTTGCCAAGACCACCGGCCTGGCCGCGCGCCGCGTCGGCCCGGGTGCCACGGGTGGCGAAAGCACCAACCCGAAGTACGCCGAGCTGGAATTCACCGTGCATGAGGCCGAAGCCGAGCCCTGGGTGTTCAACAGCACGCTGGAAGACGCCATCGTCGACCTCGAATCCGACCTGACCATGGAAGCATCCATCGCTTTCGCGGAACTGGCCGGCAGCGAGTTCGCCGCCGGCACCGGGGTGGGCGGCGCGCGCGGCATCACCGCGTATGACACCGTGGCCAACGCCAGCTATGCCTGGGGCAAGCTCGGCTACATCATGTCGGGTGCGTCCGCGGCCTTTGCGGCCAGCAACCCTGGCGACGCCATCATCAACCTGCAGCACAGCCTGAAAGCCCAATACCGCCCCGGCGCGGCCTGGGTGACCAGCGACGCCGTGCTGGCCAAGATCCGGCAGATGAAGGACGGCTCCGGCGCGTTCTACCTCTGGCAGCCGGACCCGCTAAGCGGCTTTGGCGGGCGCCTGCTGGGCAACCCCGTGGAGATCGACGACAACATGCCCGCGCTGGCCGCCGACAGTTTCTCGCTGGCCTTCGGCAACTTCGCCCAGGGCTATGTGGTGGTCAACCGCTCGGGCACCGTGGTGATCCGCGACGCCATCACCGCCAAGGGCAAGACCAAGTTCAACTTCCGCCGCCGCTTCAGTGGCGGGGTGCAGAACTTCGAAGCCATCAAGCTGATGAAGTTCAACACCTGATCGGCCCGGCGCAAGCCACAGCGCCGCCGGCTCCCCGCTGGCGGCGCTCCCCTTCGTTCATCCCCGTTTTCCAGACTCTCCAGAGGAACCCCAAATGAAAGACCTTGCCAACGTCATCACGCCCAAGCGCGTGCTGTCCCCCGTGTCCACCGATGCAGACACCGCCCTGGTGGGCGAAATCATCGACAAGAATGGCTTCGATTCGGTCACCTACGTGATCGCCACCGGCTCCATTGGTGACGCCAACGCCACCTTCACCGTGCTGCTCGAGGAAGGTGACGCTGCGGCCATGGGCGACGCCACCGCCGTGGCCGATGCCGACCTGCTCGGCACTGAGGCACTCGCCAGCTTCATCTTCAGCGACGACAACAAGTGCTTCAAGCTCGGCTACATCGGCAGCAAGCGCTACACGCGCCTGACGATCACCCCCAGCGGCAACAGCGGCACCCCCAGCGCCGCGCTGCTGTCGGCCGTGGCCATCCTGGGCAACCCGCAGATCGCCCCCACCGCCAACCCGCCCGCCTGATCTACAAGATCCTGCTGCGTGAAAAGCCCTCGGCCCGCAAGGCTGGAGGGCTTTTTGCCCAGAAGACCCGTCAACCCATCCTGAAAGCACCCCATGGCCGAACTTATTGCCGCCGGCACCACCGAGGCCGATTCCGCTGATTTCACCCTGGCCGCAGGCGACCAGGCCACGCTGTTTTTGAAAGATGCCGCCGGCCCCAGCGTGGCCGCTGACGCCATTGCGCGGCTGCAGATCAAGAGCGCGGCGGGCGAATACTTCAACGCCGGCCACCTCGACAGCTTCAATCCCGCCAAAATCCTCTCCGCCCCCGGCACCTACCGCGTCAAGCGCCTGGCGGCGTCGGCGGCGTTCGGCGTCGATAAGGTCTAAGAATGCTGCTGCAAAGCCTGCTGCGCCCGGTGCTGACGCCCTTGATGCGCGGCATGTTCGATGCGCCGATCGCTTCGTCGACCGAATGGTCCCCCCTCGCCCTCTGGCCCGACGGCATCGCCACTCCGGGCATGTGGATCAGCCCCCGCGACCTGACCTCGCAGTGGCAGGACTA